GGAACTCTATTTTCCGTGATGAAGACCAAGTCGATAATGACCTAGCAGAAGAAGTTATAGAAGATGATTGAAAAAACAGTACTATCACACCTACTATTCAATGAAGATTACTATCGTCGAGTATATCCGTACATCAAGTCGGAATACTTTGACGATACTAATCTGAAAAAAATATTCGATACATATTCAACTTATGTTGATGAATACCGGGAGCCTCCTTCAGTGGAGGCTCTCAAAATCACTTTAGACAATCGTAAAGATATGAATGAAGATTCGTATCAACAGGTCATGTCTACTGTTGATGATTTGAATGTTGATACCTCAACTGATTTTGATTGGCTCGTAAATCAAACCGAAAAGTTTTGTCAAGATAAAGATCTTTTCAATTCAATTCGTAAAGCCATTTTGATTATGGACGGCGAAGACAAACAAAACGACAAAGGCTCTATCCCTGAACTTCTATCTCAATCTTTGTCAATTAGCTTTGATACTTCTATCGGTCATGATTTCATTGACGATGCTGAGTCTCGTTATGAATTCTATCACCGCAAAGAAGAACGTATGCCGTTCGACATCGACCTTTTAAACAAGGTCACAAAGGGTGGCTTACCACGTAAATCCATGTCTGTTCTCCTTGCTACGACTGGTGGTGGTAAGTCTCTCGTTAAATGTCACATGGCAGCTAATTATCTTATGCAAGGTAAGAATGTTGTTTATATTACTATGGAAATGGCTGAGGAACGTATCTCAGAACGTATCGATGCTAACCTAATGGATGTTACTATTGATGAGCTTAAACTACTTCCTCGTGATGTATATGAAAAGCGAATCAATCGTATCAAATCAAAAGCAACAGGTAAATTGATTGTTAAAGAATATCCAACTGGCTCAGCTCACGCTGGTCACTTCCGGCATTTGCTTAATGAATTGAAAATGAAGCGTGGTTTCCAAGCTGATGTTATCTTCATTGATTACCTAAATATATGTGCAAGCAGTCGTGTTAAAGGTGCGGCAGCAGCAAACTCGTATACTTTGGTTAAATCAATTGCGGAGGAAATACGTGGACTGGCTATGGAATTTAACGCTGCTATTGTTACTTCTTCTCAGTTTAACCGGGATGGTTATGGTAACTCTGATGTCGACCTTACGAATACTTCTGAGTCTATGGGTATTACTCATACTGCTGATTGTATTCTTGGTCTTATAAGTTCAGAAGAACTAGACAATCTTGGTCAACTTATGATTAAGCAATTGAAAAATCGCTGGGGTGACTTAGGTTATTATCGTCGATTTGTTGTTGGTATTGATAGATCTAAAATGCAAATCTATGATCTTGAAGATAGCGCTCAAAGAAATATTGGTCAAGGCCAAAGTGTAGCTAATACTCAACCAAGGCCTTCTATGAGTTTGGATGATGGACCTGCTTTTGATAAGACTGCGTTTGGTCAAGGTAGCAAGAAAACTTTATTCTCTGCTGGTGGAATTTCATAGCTCTTATAAATAAAAGTAAAACACGAGTAAGAGATTACAATGAAATCCTTTAAGCAATTCATGAAAGAAGAGGCCGTGCTTATGGCTGAGAGTAGAGCGTCAGATAAGTTCGAAAACGATGTAGCAGATGAGCTTAAGAAGCTTGGGTTTGATGCATCTAGGCCAAAGGTTGATTCCACTTATTCAGATGTTCTAGTTAAACATAATGGTAAAAAAGTGTGGGTTGAAGTTAAAATGAACCACACTGACAACCTTGGAAATACCAGAGCTTCTTATGATGGAAGTAAATGGACTTCAGCTCCAGAGAAAAAGGGTCCTCTTGCTGGCAAGATGGGTCCTTTGAAAGTTTATATTGCACAGATGTTAAAGAAACATGCTGGCAAATTTGTCTCTGATATTTTAAAAGCAACTGGCAAGAAAAAGCTAAACACAAATATCGGCCCTCAAAAGAGCGATCCTGATACAGTAAATCACGAAGAAATGAAAGCTTATATGGCTAAACAGCGTGATCAGTATATTGTAACAGTTCCAAACCAGGATCTAGGTAAAGTTGTTAGAGACCATTATTCTAAAGGCGGTAAAACAGAAGCTGCATACTACCTACAAGCTGCAGACGATTTTTATAGATTAAGTAATGAAGATCCATTGGGTGTTGCATCTGACGTTCCTATGTTTGGCGGTCGTGGAGACTTCCGTATGAGAGTTGGTATTAGATCTAAACAATATGAAATCCAACCAGAAGTAAAAGTGAAGTCTATGGAAAGTAGTCCTTATTCTATTAAGCCAGGCACTAAAAAGAAAAATCCATTTACACATCAAAGAGTAAGATCTACCTAATGCTGACGTTTAAACAATATTTAAAAGAATCTAAAAACACGCACATGGAACACTTAGAGGATAACATCCTCAACAATGGCGTGGCTGGAACAAGAGATTCTATTAACTTCCTTCGTTCTTTAAGAGACATGTTAGCAGGAAGTTCTAAATCAAAAGTAAATGTTACAGTAAAGTGGGACGGTGCTCCTGCTGTTTTTGCTGGTAAAGATCCTTCAGATGGCAAGTTCTTTGTTGCTAAGAAAGGTATCTTTAATAAGAATCCAAAGGTTTATAAAACCAATGCTGATATTGATGCCGATACTAAAGGCGATTTGAATACGAAATTGAAACTGGCTCTCGCTGAATTACCTGCTCTTGGTATCGAGGGTGTAGTACAAGGTGATTTTTTATATGCGAAAGAAGATCTCAAAGTGGTGGACATTGAGGGTGAACCTCATATTACTTTCCATCCTAATACGATTGTTTACACGGTACCTAAAAACTCTCAACTTGGTAAGGAAATACTCGGATCAAAGATCGGAGTGGTCTGGCATACAGTATACCGAGGATCAACATTTGAAGAAATGTCTGCAAGTTTTGGAGAGGAGATTGCTTCTGGACTCAAGAAGTCGAAAGGAGTCTGGTCGGTAGATGCAGTCTATAAAGACGTATCAGGTACAGCAAACTTTACTAAAGCTGAGACTGAAAAGGTAACAAAGATCCTATCCAATGCTGGTAGAAAATTTAATTCTATTAAAGCAACAACTTTAAATGGTATTTCTCAAAACGATGATACACTACAAAAAGTAAAAACTTTTGTTAATAGTAAAATTCGTATTGGTGAACCAGTTAAGAATCCTCGTACATTATCAATACATTGATGACTTCTATGAAAAAGAAGCAGACAAACGTAAAACCGAAAAAGGTAAAGCTGCACAGCGTCAAAAGAAAGATGCAACATTAGAGTATTTTAAACGCACACCTGAATCTCAGATCGTTGCCGTGTTTGAACTATATAATCTAATTATAGAAGCTAAACACATGGTGATTAGTAAATTAGATAAAGCAAAACGTATTAACACTTTACTTAAAACTGCTAATGGTTATGAAGTAACAGAACAAGAAGGTTTTGTCGCTATTGACCATATGGGTAAGAATGCTGTTAAACTCGTAAACAGATTAGAGTTCAGTAAAGCTAATTTCTCAGACAAGTATATTAAAGGGTGGCAACGATAATGGCTTGGGTAACTGTACCAGGATCGAATGGTGTATGGGAATATGATAATGCTCCAGTTCTTGGAACATTGCTAAATGCTGCCGCAAAGGTTCAAGACGACCCTAACGCTGGTCAAGTTGATGAGTATTACAGAGCTAACGGAACAGTAACTGCTGGAATTAGATCTTTTACTCCTCCTGGCGGTAATACACAAGAAACATATGTGAAATGTAGAAAGGTCTTACCAGTTGGAAAAATTTATAGTGATTCTAACGCAAACGGTCCTTGGAGTGAATTAAGCAAAAATTATTACGATTATAAATTTAGTCAAGGAACACCGTAATGGCAATTTGGAATAAAAACAACCAAGCTTATTTACCAGATAATAAAACTTTATTTGAAGCATTTATGCTATCGGATAAAGATGGTAATATTATTAACTCATTTGGTATCGCTTCAAACATTCCTATCGCCGCAGGTGAATTAGACGGTTGGGCCGCAATCCATAAATTTGGCGCGGTTCCTCTCATGTCAACAAACCCAGGCGTTGGTTCAGTTTGGGATAAGAGTGATACTTATTATCCTTGGACTGCATTTGCCGTACCAGGCCCTTTAACTATTTCGACGACAACATCTAATGGATCTTTATCTGCATTGGATGATGGAATGACTGTAACTAT